ATCCTTCAGGACTACGATGACAACCTGTACGTGCTCGACGTCGTGCGGTTCAAGGCGGACAGCTTCACTATCATCGAAACCGTACTGGATGTGGCGCAGCGCTGGACGATCCCGGGCTCGACGTACCAGATAGGCTTCGAGGACGGCCAGATCTGGAAGTCGATCAAGCCGCTGCTGGAGAAACGCATGCAGGAGAGGAAATTGTTCCCGGCTTGTGAGATACTCAAGCCGTTGACTGACAAGCTGGCCCGTGCGCGTAGCCTTCAGGGGCGTATGCAGCAGGGCCGTGTGTACTTCCCGGATACAGCGTCGTGGCGACAGACGACTGAACACGAACTCCTTCGCTTCCCCGGCGGCGTGCACGACGACATCGTCGACGCACTGGCGTGGGCAACGAACCTGGTCGTGGGCAAGTCAGCACCGAGAAAGAGCGAGTCGAAGCCGCTGAAGTCGTGGAAGGACAAGCTGGGTGACCTTTTCGTGCTGGAAGGCACACACATGAGCGCCTGATATGAAATCTTCCGTCGGTGAGTTGATTCTTCGCCTCTTCCACGCCCGCACCGCCACGCACGTCATGCACCTCCAGACGTCGTCGTACGCGGCGCACATGGCCCTCGGCGCGTTCTACGACGGGGTCGTCGACATAGCCGACTCCATCGCTGAGATGTACATCGGTCGGTACGGCATGATCGACTTCCCGGAGGTCGAGTACGACTCCACCAAGGAGGCGATCTCTTACCTGCGCCGGCTGCGCAAGTGGGTCGACGACAACCGCGCCAGCGTCTGCGACTGCAAAGAGGTCCAGAACGAGATCGACACGCTGCTCGGGCTCTTCGACAGCACGATTTACAAACTGAGGTTCCTGTCTTGAGCTGCTGCGGAGATTGCGAGGAGCGCGAACTCGCCGGCTGGTCGCGCATCAAGGCCAAAGGCGACGGTCTGTGCCTCATGGCCATCAGATTCGACTTCGACACCCACGTGAACCGCCGTCCGGTGCACAAGGGCAACTACATGGTGCTGATCCCCAAGCTCGGGCACCACTTCTACGTCACGGCGGAGCAATTCGAAGAAAACTTCACGGTGGAAGGTCCGCGCGATGCCGGTTGATAATGATCTGGCCAATAGCATTTGGCTGCGGTACCAGTACATCCGGGACAACGGACACCTGGAGTATGTCGCGAAGGCGAAGCGCTGCGAGGACTTCTTCGCGGGAAAGCAGTGGGACGCGACAGACCTCGCGCTGCTGAAAGCGCAGCGCCGTCCGGCGCTCACCATCAACAAGATCCTCTCGACCGTCGGCAACGTGATGGGCGAGCAGATCTTCAATCGCACGCAGATCGGCTTCCGCCCCCGCAAGGGTGAGGCGAACCAGGAGCTGGCGGACACGCTGTCGAAGGTGTTCAGCCAGATCAGCGACAACAACCAGCTGGAATGGAAGCGCAGCGACGTCTTTGCCGATGGCATCGTGACGTCGCGCGGCTTCTTCGACGTGCGGCTCGGCTTCAAGGACAGCCTGCGCGGCGAAGTCGAGATCATGCAGCTGAACCCGAAGAACGTGCTGGTCGACCCGGACGCCGAGGAGTACGACCCGGACAGCTGGAACGACGTGTTCATCACGAAGTGGATGAGCGCGGACCAGATCGAGCTCCTGTACAACGCGAAGGACGCGGAGGAGCTGCGCGGCACCAACGAGTCGTTCTGGCCGTACGGCTACGACTCCATCGACCGCGAGCGTGACCGCTTCGGCGACCCGCGCGCCATCAGCTACGGCCAGAGCGCCATGTCGATCCAGCAGATGCGGAACATCCGCGTGCTGGAGCGGCAGTACAAGCGCATCGAGAAGGTCGACCACTTCGCGAACCTGCGCCTCGGCGACCTGCGCGAAGTGCCCGCCTCGTGGGACCGCGAGCGCATCGCGAAGTACATCGAGGACAACCCCGACGTCACGGTCATTCCGAAGGCGATCCAGCGCATCCGCTGGACCGTCATCGCCAACCGCTTCGTGCTGCACGACGACTGGTCGCCGTACAAGCACTACACGGTGGTGCCGTACTTCCCCTACTTCCGGCGCGGCCGCACGGTCGGTCTGGTCGAAAACCTGCTGGGCCCGCAGGAGTTGCTGAACAAGGTCAGTTCGCAGGAGCTGCACGTCGTGAACACCACGGCGAACAGCGGCTGGAAGATCAAGCAGGGCGGTCTGAAGAACATGACCACCGCCGAGCTGGAGTCGCGCGGCGCGCAGTCCGGCATCGTGCTGGAGCTTGACGACGTCGATTCCGCGGAACGGATCACCCCGAACCAGACCCCAACGGGGCTGGATCGGATCTCGTACAAGGCCGAAGAGCACATCAAGACGATCTCCGGGGTCACGGACTACCGGACGGGCAACGCCCGCGAGGACGTGTCGGCGAAGGCAGTGGCCAAGAACCAGGCCGCGTCGAGCGCCACGACCGCGAAGATCATGGACAACCTGCAGCGGACGGACTACATTCTCGCCCGCAACATTCTGGACATCGTGCAGGAGTTCTACAGCGAGGAACGGATCATCAACGTGGTCACCGACCGCCTACTGAACCAGACCGAGCAGCTCACGGTGAACCAGATGACCGAGTCTGGTGTGCTCAACGACCTGACGATTGGCGAGTACGACGTCATCGTCACGACGCAGCCCGAGCGCGACCAGATGGAGGACAGCCAGTTCGACCAGGCCATCGCGCTGCGCGAGAACGGCATCCAGATCCCGGACAAGTTCATCATCCAGTCGAGCCGCCTGAAGGACAAGGCCGACATCGTCAAGGAGATGAAGCAGCAGGCGGATAGCCCGGAGGCGCAAGCCGACGCCGAGCTCCAGCGCCGCGGCCGCGCCGCCGAGGTCAGCAAGCTGGAGGCCGAGACGCAGCAGAAGACGGCCGATGCGCAGAAGAAGCTCAACGAGGCCGGGCAGGCGAACGACAACAACGCCGAGTTCGTCGCCAAGATGAAAGAGCTGGAGCAGGAGTTCGCGCTCAAGAAGGCCCAGCTGGATCAGGAGATGGCGCTGGAGCGTCAGCGCTTCGAGCAGGAGATGGAACTGGAACGCATGAAGGTCCAGGCCAAGCTCGCGATGGAACAGGAACTGCAGGAGGGCAAGAAGCGGCTGCAGGACGCACAAGTTACCGCCACGGAGGCGCAAGCCGCCGCGACGATAAAGACGGCCGACGCGAAAGCCGAGGCCATGAAGAAAGCGCCAGAAGCTGCCGCCAAGGGCGGCGCGGAAGGCGGAAAACCCGCCACTACCGGAGCGAAATCCGATGCTAGTAAGTAAGCTGGTGAAGTCCCTGTTGTTCCCTGCCACCCTGGGGGTAGTCCCCGACGCCCCCGCCGCGGATGTCGACCGCGGAGACGACTTCAAGCCCACCGGGCCGGACGCCGACGCTGACGAGGTCGATGACAAGAAAGCCGCAGACCCTGCGAAGGATGAGGACGGCGACGACGACGACGAAGTCGACGCAGCCAAGCGCGCGGAGGCTGCCGCGAAGAAGCTGGAAGCGGAGGACGAGGAAGAGGAAGACGAGGAGAAGAAGGAAGAGCCTCGGAAGAAGATCCGAATCCCGAAAGAGCGTCTCGACCAGGAAATCGCGAAGCGCCGTGCCGCAGAAGCCCGCGCCGCCGAGCGAATTCAGGAGCTGGAGCGGCAAATTGCCGCAGGCCGGCAGTCGGCGGACGTCGAGGCCATCGAGAAGAAGATCAAGGAGCTCGACGACAAGTACGACGACCTGATCGCCGATGGCGAGAAGGACAAGGCGAAGGCGGTCAAGGCCGAAATGCGCCTGTACGAGCGTCAGCTGTCCCGCGCGGAAGCCACAGCGGCCGCGCTGCAGTCGAAAACCGAGGCGCTGGCCGAGTACCGCTACGACATGGCGCTCAGCCAGATCGAGATGGAGTACCCGGAACTGAACCCGGACCTCGAAGAGGACTTCGACAAGGACAAGGCCGAAGAGGTCGCCGACCTGATCGAAGCGCTGAAGCGTCGTGGAAACAGCCCCGAAATCGCGCTGAAACGCGCAGTGAAGTACGTGCTGGGGCCGCCGAAGCGTGCCGAGAAAGCCGCCGCTGAGGCCGACCGCGACATCGAGAAGGACGGCCTCCGCCGTGCGCAGGAGGACCGGGATCTGGAAGCGCGCCGCAAGGCCGCGGATGTCGCGAAGAAGCAGCCGGCCAACCTCGGGAAGCACGGCAAGGACTCGGATTCCATGGGCGGCGGTATCCCGAACGCCGGGCAGATTGCCCGGATGACTCAGGACCAGTTCGCCAAGCTGGACGAGGAAACCAAGGCCAAACTGCGTGGAGACGAGGTATGAGCATCGAACACATGAATGCGGAGCAGTTCGCTCTGTGGCTGAACGGATATCTGGCCGGGCGCCCCGATATGGGCAACACGGAGATCCGCGAGCAGCTGGCAGTCGTGATCGGCGTCATCGTGAAGCGGAAGATGCTGGATCCCGCAAGGCACGCAGAGCGTGAGTTTCTGGACGCCGTCGACAAGCTGAAGTACGCCGGGAAAACCAACACCGGCACCAACATCAACTGGCCGCTGCCGCCGCCCACGACTCAGCCTGCTTGGGTGTCCACTGGCACCGGGACGGCCGGGACGATGATGCCGACGACGCAGACGATCTCCTCCACCGGGGCGATCAATGCGGGGGAAGTCGGGAGCTTCTGACGTACCTGCGGAAGACGTGAGTACACACTTGCGTCTTCCGCATTGAATCTCTATTATCTGCAACATATCGGTGCCTGGCCCGACAGCTCAGGACGAGTACGACCTCGCGAAAGTCGATTCGTAAGCGCAAGGCCGCAGCGTTATTGCCGCCACGGATTGACCTTTTTCCAACTTTCGCAGAGGTAGCCGAATGGCACTTACCAACTTCGCGAACCTGACTTCCGAGCAGAAGACCGTATGGTCGATGGATCTGTGGAAGCAGGCTCGCAACTACAGCTTCGTCAACAAGTTCCTGGGCAAGGACACGAACTCGCTCGTCCAGCACGTCACGGAACTCAAGAAGACCGAGAAGGGCGCTCGCGCCGTTCTCACGCTGCTCTCGGATCTGACCGGGGACGGCGTTGCGGGCGACCGCACCCTGGAAGGCAACGAGGAGGCGATGCAGACCTCGGATCAAGTGATCCGGATCGATCAGCTCCGCCATGCCAACCGTCACGAAGGCCGTATGGCCGATCAGAAGTCGGTCGTCGAATTCCGTGGCAACAGCCGCGACGTTCTGGCCTACTGGCTGGCCGACCGTATCGACCAGCTGGCGTTCCTGACGCTGTCGGGTGTGTCGTACGCGAACAAGAACAACGGCGCGTCCCGCGTGGGATCGGACTTCCCGTTCCTGGAATTCGCGGCTGACGTCGCTGCTCCGACCGCGCTGCGCGTTGCACGCTGGATTGGCAGCTCGAAGACGCTGTCTGTCGGCGCGGACACCTCGGGTGTCGTGGTCGGCGACACGCCGATGTGGGAAACCTTCGTTCAGCTGAAAGCCTTCGCCAAGGACCAGTACATCCGCGGCGTGAAAGACGGCAACGGCGAAGAGACGTACCACGCGTTCCTGACGCCGCAGGCGATGGCCAAGCTGAAGCTCGACAACAACTTCATGCTGAACGTGCGGCACGCCATGGAACGCGGTGACAAGAACCCGCTGTTCACTGGCTCGACGATCAAGATCGACGGCATCTACTTCCACGAGTTCCGCCACGTGTACAACACGGCTGGCGCGGCCTCGGGTTCGAAGTGGGGCTCCGGCGGCCTGATCGACGGCTGCCAGATCCTGTTCTGCGGCGCGCAAGCGCTCGGCATGGCGGACATCGGCAACCCCGAGTGGGTGGAGAAGGGGTTCGACTACGAGAACCAGCAGGGTATTTCGGTCGCGAAGATGCTCGGCTTCCTGAAGCCGAAGTTCAACAGCATCTACGCGTCGAACACCACGCAGGACTTCGGCGTCATCTCCTGCTACGTCGCTCAGTAACCGGAGACTGGAACCATGGCTCTGATCAAGAAAACCCGTGCTGCTCAAGTGCCGCTGGTCGCGGTGTTTGAGTTCAACTTCAACGACACCATGCTGAACACCAGCGGGACCGCCACTGACTTCGAGGCTTCTGACGCGAAGGACGTGCTGGACCTCCCGCCCGGTGCAATCGTGGTTGGCGGCGCGCTGATCGTCGATACCGCCTACAACACGACTGGCGCTGCCACCGTGTCCGTGGGTGACTCGGGATCGGCAACCCGCTACTTGGGCGCTACGTCGCTCAAGTCCGCCGCCCGTACGGCGCTGGTCCCGACCGGCTACAAGAATGTCAGTGGTCTGTCGACCCGCCTGACCTTCTCGCTGGCTGATACGGCTGGCACGCAGGGCAAGGCACGCGTCGAGATTCAGTACATCATCGACGGCCGCGCCAACGAGAACGTCTAAGCTGTTCTTTTCCCCGGGGACTCCGGTCCCCGGGTTTTCCTTCCGCCTGGAGTAGCTCATGCCAATGATGAAACTTAGCCGGAAGTACCGGCTTGCGTCCCTGAAGGGATATTCTGTCTGCTTCGAGAAGGGCGTCCCCGTATGGGTGCCGCCGGCCATCGCCGCTGAGGCGATGCACATCGGTGCCGAAGCTGTAGAAGAGAAAGACAAGATCGATCTGACCCCCGCCGAGGAGCCCGCGCCGAACACCGGTCCGTCGGACGCCGCCACGCGTGAGGAGCAGATCATGGATGCGATCCAAGTGATCGTGGCCACCAACGAGCGCGACTCGTTCTCCGCCGCCGGCCTGCCGAAGGCTGCGCCGATCAGCGCCCTGCTCGGCTACAAGGTCGACAAGCGCGAGATCGAGACGGTGTGGAACAAGCGCAGCGAGATGATCGTCGCCGGCATGCTGAATGCTGACGGCTCGCGGATCGTCTGATGAACTCCAGCGACCTGTACGACCGCTTCCGCACCGACGTCTTCGACACGGCTGAGCCGTATCTGTGGACCGACGGCGAAGTGTTCGCGTACATGGACGCTGCGCAGAAACAGTTCTGCCGCCTCTCCGGCGGGATCAAGGACGCGTCCTCCGCGTTGACACAGGTTCCGATTGTCGCCACCGAAGCGTGGGTCACCTACGACCCGCGCATTCTGAAGATCACACGCGCCAACCGGCTGTCGGACTTCCGCAAGGTCGAAGTCATGACCATCGAGAGTCTGGAGTCGGTGAACGCCGCGGACGACTACGGGATCGCGTCGGCGTACACGCTCGACAACATCCAAGGTGCCGTTCAGGCGATTGTCACGAACCTGGAGGACGGTAAAATACGCCTCGTGCGTGTCCCGAAGGAAAACGACACGCTGCAGTTGGCGGTCTATCGGCTGCCGTTGGTCACGATCAACGACACCGATATGGCGCTGGAGATTGACGAGCAGCACCACGAGTACCTGCTTCTGTGGATGAAGAAGCTCGCGTACAGCAAGCAAGACGCTGAGACGCGGGACGACAAGAAGGCCGCTGCCAACGAACTGGCCTTCCGGGCGTACTGCGAGCAAGCACGTGCGGAGCGCGAGCGCCGCGAACATAAAGCCCGCCCTATGGCTTACGGCGGAATTTGATTTTCCAGTAGAGGTACTCCATGGCTATCCAGTTTTCCGACGCCGTCCGCAACGCTCAGCTCGACGCAATCGAGTCGACCGTCGGCACGACTCCTTCGCTGATCATCTTTTCGGGTGCCGTCCCGGCCAACTGCGCTGCAGCTGACCCGGCCGGTGTGCTGGCGACCATCGTTCTTCCGTCGGACTGGATGAACGCGGCGTCGGCCGGCTCGAAGACGAAGCTGGGCACGTGGTCGGTCGCCGCTTCCGGCACCGGCACCGCGCTCTCGTACCGTCTGAAGCAAGGCGCTACCTGCCACGAGCAGGGCACCGTCGGCCAGGGTTCGGGCGATCTGTCGCTCGACAACACGTCGATTGTGTCGGGTCAGACCG